CTATTTCGTCTTCTTTTTTGACCATTCTTCGATTTTTTTATTTGCTTCTGCATTCGTATATCCAAGGTGCATATAAATTGAAATAAGCAGATTCTTCATATCAGCATATTTACCTTTTTCCTTTGCCTTAAGGTATTTCTTTTTATATTCTCTTGTTACAACTCCACTGATATCTTTATTTTCTTTCCCGCCTTTACTTTTCACTTCACTTATGTAGTCAAAGATAGCATCTCTAGCTGCTCCATTGTTTATAGAATTGTCAATTGCATCATATAGCCTTTGATATGTTTCACCATAGTTCCATTCTTCCAGGGTACACCATATCTCCTCATCACTCTGTCCGGCTTTTTCTTTAAGAAACTTCTTAGCTTCTTTCTCTGATATGCCGCCGGCAAGGTAACCATCCTTTATCTCTTTTTTCACCTTAGATGTAATCTCTTTTTGCTCCAGTCCCTTTTCTTTCAGTTCTCCTTCTATCTCTTTATATGCTGCGTTATCTCCGGAAAGGTATGCGTCCAGCATTCTCTCATACTGCCTGCTATTCTTTCTCTTGATTCCTCCCAGATATTTTCCTGTGGTGGTATTATAAATAGCTTTGAAATCTCTTTCCACATTGTAAATTGGAATACCCGTCACAGAAGAAATTCCGCTCATTAACGATTCAGCCGCTTCTAACCAGGTATGGTTTTCTCTGTAGTCTGCATCTGTCGCATATTTCTGCACATTTTTTACCCCTGCAAACAGCTTCGACAGCCCCTGCATATCCAGTCTGTTTACATCATACCCCTGTGCTATTGAAAAGACATCCTTAAAATACGGTATCAACTGAATCGGATTCAGGTTATCTATTACATTATCCTTGTAATCCTCAAGCCATCTCTCCCAGTATGTAGTGTCATCATCTTTCTTATCTCTGAATGCATCCATGAAGGACTGGACTGCTGCATTCACAACATTTGTAATAATATAGGCTTTCAATGTCTGTTTAAAGAATCTTTTACTTCCGGCATTCCACTTACCCGGCATCTCATACCAATCCCTCAATGCATTTGCCAGCATATTGTAAGATTTCATAGGCTCTGCCATGAATGACGTTGCCATTTTATGCCAGCCATTGTTGCTTCGCATAATCTGTGACCGATGGAGCACTGAGTCTACTACCTGTGTCTGGTCGATAAGCTCATCGTATCTGTCTACACACAAATCTGTAAACTCTTTGGAATTTACGTCTATATCCGGATGTAATGCCTTTGTTTCCTGTTTTACTGCATTCCACAGTACACCCCATGTAATATCATCTGCCTGTTGAGCAAGAATCATGGATTTTTCCTGCAATCCCTCTTTAAATGTATGATGGTCCGTAATAACCTCTTTCATAGACTGACCAATTGATGTTTCAAAATATCCCCAGGACTTCCACTTTGCAATAGGTGCTTTTTCCTGTACCTCATGCACTGCAGGTTTCATGGTCAGTGCTTTTAAAAGATACTTGGAATCCATTACTGCCATTGCACGGAAATAAGCTGTTGGCTGCTGTATTGCCACTCTGATATTTGCAGCCACAGATGCTGCTTTCATATTTCCAACCAGTTCATCCACAAACTTGACCTGAACATCCCCTGTTCCTTCTGCATTGATATCCTTCACCAGCTTTTTAAAGTATTCCTGGTATTCTTTTCCGTAAGCCCTTTCTATCTGTGCCTTAACAGATGTCTTGGAATTCAGAATATCCAGTACTTCATCCTCTGACATATGTTCATCCAGTCCAGCTTTTTGTCTGTAATTAAACCACTTCATAGCATCTGACAGTGCCGCTGTATAGCTTCCGTAACTTGCCATATCTGTTACATGCTTCGTAAATACATCAAAGATATCATCCACCACGATAGCATTTCTCGCATTTTTCATAGTCTTCTTAGTAAATCCCTGATTCTTTACTCCCCAGTATGAAGTCTGGTCCTTTGTATCTACAGTATTTCCGGATGTCTTGATAGGATAATAATGCTGTCCGCCGAATCTTCTGTATCCATACATCTGCATTGTGGTAGCATTACCCCATGCGGAGCATCTATTCTGCATAAACTGCTGCATAGAATCCGCCACTTTCTTCTGCTCCGGAGTAAGCTCCTCGCATATCTTTCCAACTTCGTATTCGGTAAGCCGGATTCCCTCGGAATTCCGATATACCTTTGTTCCAGCTTTGGTTGTTGTTATCAATCCACCATACTTGATATGTTCTTTCGCCTGCTCTCTGTTTTTAAGTTCATACAGCCCCATCATCTGTGCTGTTGTCATCCGCAACTTTTTATTGCCAAAATCAAACTCATGAACTTCCGCATCCCTTCCGGTCCACTTCTTCATTTCAGACTTTAACTGTTTTTCAGTAAGTCCGCATTCCTCGGCAATCTTTCCAAACTGAGACTGCATATAATCCTGTGCTTCCGCAATCTTTTCCGTTCTGGTATTCAGTCCCTTACGCAATCCTTTATAGATGCTAAGTGCAGAATCTCCCAGTCTGTAGAAGTATGATCTTGGGTCCAGCATATTGGCATCCAGCATATTTTCTGCTTTGTTAATTGCCTTTCCCCTTAAAGTATCATTATTCCATACTTTCTTATCCTTCTTGGTTTTCAGTTCTTCAATTGTGTTGTCTCCAAGTTCTTCCACGTTCTGTGCACGTTCATTTACATATAACTGATTTACACTGGTGATGGCTCTCTTTAATCCGGATACCAGTCTGTCCAGATATCTCAAGCCATTCATATCCATGTCCGAAATTCGTACACCCTCATTATTGTTCAGGAAATCTGAAATATCATCCAGCAGTGAGCTTGTCTTCCGGTCTCCTGAATTGCCATCCATAAGAGCATTATAAATATCCTCATAATCTCCAGCAATGGCTTCTCTCTCGCTTGATAACTTAAGCTGCATCTGGCTTAAAGCATTGTACCATTTCAGTGAATTAACACTATTTGGATTCGTCCGATCTGTCGTGAAGTCTATCGCATCAATGAAATCTGCAACCGTTTTCTTTAATGCATCCGGCACATGATTCTTATCTGTATTCTGATTAAATGCAGTTACAATTCCCTGTGCATTTTTTCTAATACGTTCCCGGTATCTTCTCCGCTCCTCAATATTTCTCTTCGCCGTACGGTTCTCTGACTGTGCCGCTTTCAGCTTCATATACTTATCGTTGCTCTGCTGTTTCACCTTTGCCAGCTTTGCTTCGTATGACTTTATTTTCTTTCTGATTTCCGTTTCTGCCTTTGCATCACGATAGGCCATAGCCGAGCTGAGTTCTCTTCTCTGTTCATCCAAAGCCCTTTCATACTTCTGTTTCAGGCTGTCTCGTCTGGTCTTTTCCTGCTCTTTCAGTTTTTCGAATCTTACACGGTATTCTGCATTCAGATTCTTTCTGTATTCCTGCTGCTTTGCAATCAGCTTCTGAGTTTCTGCCAGCACCTTTTTATTTGCCGCATCCGTGCTCTGCTCTATAAAGAATCTCCGGTAAATGTCTAATGCAAGGTCATATGCTGCCTGCTGCTTATTCATTCCAAAGATATTATGCTTTGCCGGTTTCATCTCATTCATAGCATCAATCAATGCTATTGGCTGGTCATTCACAGCGGTATCCATATCCAATATGTAATTGGAACTCTGGCACAACTCATCCCATAAGGAATCCAGATACATACCGTCTTCCGAGAAAGTAATGTTTCCGAAATTCATCTTCCGGAATTTATCGTAGCTGTCATAGTAATGTGCCACTTCTTTCTTCTGGGCTTCATTCAATCTGATTTTCTGCCCTTTCAATGTTTTACGGAAAGAGTTATACACATCTGCTTCCACACTATCCACATCTGTACTTTCTTCGATAACCGGCATAGCAATTTCCTGTACGATTCTTACCATATCTTCATAAGATACATTCTTTGTATCCTTCAGGTAGGCAAATACCTTAGTCAGATTGTCAGCCAGTTCCTTCGCATTGTAGGTGCTCTTATATTCCTGCTTGACCTCTGACGCAATCTTTCGCATGGTCTTTTCATCTATAGTCACGTTCTTAAGAGATTTAAAGCCATCCTCAATAATAGAACCCATCTCTTTTTCTGTATCAGAATACTCTTCGTCCAGGATTGCCATAAGGTCTTCGTCAATATCTATTGAGTATCTCTTCTCTGGGTTATCTGTAATACTTTTGCCATTATCTGCTCTTCTGCTTCCGATATATTGTTCAGATATACTTCTTTCGGTATCTCGTATGCGAACTGAATCAGTTCTACCACTTCTTCGTCCGTTTTCAATGCGTTGGCTACTCCCATTATTATATTTGTATCTACCCCACAAAAATCCAATCCCTTTATCAAATCCTTCATTGGTTCTGTAATTTTTCTTGAACCTTCCACTTTTCATTACCTCCTCTATATCGTCATGATATAATTCCACGTCATACTGTGCCAGCACTTTGAACTTATTTGCATTTTTATCCGTCACCTTATACAGATAAAAATACTTGTCCGAAAATGCTGGATTAATTTTTCTGCTTATAAAATCTTTGCTATAATTATTTTTTTCTACTTCTGATGCAAGTATAGCATATTCCCTTTTGCTAATGTAAACTTCTTTACTATTTTTTAAGATTGCATCTACATCAATAGAAAATACTGTATCCTGTTCAACTGCAGCTCTATTTACAACTTCCTTTCTACTAGCTTCATTATCTGTTTTATATTCATACGCTTTAATTCCCGCCTGTTTCAGTTTGTCTTTGGTCTTTTCTGAAATGCTATCCGGAATTACAACTGCTGCAACCTCATCGAATCCTACAGCTCTTTGTGGTTTTCCTTCAAAGTACTTTACCGGAATATCTTTAAGGATTGTTCCCAAGCGCACAATATCATTCGCTATGTTGCTCGAAATATTTTTATAATATTTCTGCATGCTTTTTTGTATCTTTTCCGGCTTTAAACCTCCCTTTACTGCCTCAATAATATTTCTCCCTGCTATATCTCGGTCAAAAAAAGAATTATCAGAAATAGTTTTATTATTATCCACAATTTCGCTTACAATCTTTTGGTATAATTCTCTTGATTCACTATAGATTTCATCTACCTGCTCTGGCGTCAAATCAAGTAATCTTCCCTCCTGTTTCTTTATATCCTCTATGCTCTTAAAGTCTTTTGATACTGCTGCTCTTACCTCTCCTATTCCTGGTATATGTGAACCCTCTTCATTCTTAACACCAGCACTTTTCATTGCTTTTACAATGTTTTCAATATTGTAATCATCATGTAATGCCTCGAAGCTTCTCAAATTCCCACTGGCTGTATAATATTCTTTTCCATTATATATTCCTGCTTTTCCAATAACTGGTTCTGCTAATTCCAATGTATATACCTCAAAAGCATCCTGATTATCCTTAATTGTATTATTAACGCCATCTGTATATGAGTATCTGTCCTCTATTGGTTTTGCTTTTCCCTGTGCAATATCAAGATAGGTCTGATACTGTTCTTTTAATATATTGTAAATTTCTTTATCACTTTCCATATCTGACAGATTGTCGTTAATTTTTGTAGCCCACTTTTCGCCCAATGCTTTTAATGATGTTTTTTCTCTTATTGTGTCAATTAATCCCTCTCTCACTTTTTTATCATATACCAGTTTATCTACCGTTATATTTTCATTGTTAAGATATTCTTTAACCGCACCTCGCCCCATAAATGATGGTTCTGCAGTTGGCATTCTTAAAACCGGCTCCACCTTCAGATTATTTTCCCTTATAAATCTTTCTTTTACTTCCATCATTTCACTTAATTTCATTGCTGCCGTTTTCAAATCATTTCCATTAAAGGCATTTGCATCAATATAGTTTGCGGAAGTCCCTATTCGTTCTGCCAATTTGCTCAATTCCTCTTCATTTACTTTATAATCAACTCTAGGAAATCTTGCTGTATAAGCATCTGCGCCAAATACTCTATTATCCGTATTTTTCGGGTCTACAGTTTCCTTCTTAAATAGTACCGAAATATCTCCGTATCCACTATGTCCAATCTGTTTTTTTGTAATTGCGATAGATGGCATTGGAAATCCACCAAGTTCTAGTGCTTTATTCAAGTTATCTTCTTTCAAATTATGCACTGCAATCAGATCTTTTCCCTCTTCCATGTTCACATCTAGTGAAAATGTTTTTTCCGAATCAATATCCAGTGTCTCAGGTCCACCCAGTTCCATATATTTTTCAGCCGGTATAACTTTTATGGTATAATGTTCGCCCTCTTCTGCCGTTACATTTTCCCGCTTATAATTTTCCTGCGCCTTTGTCAATTCACCCAAAAACATATCTCTTATCCTTTGTGCTTCTTCTGCATCTGCTCTCAGTGCTTTCTTTGCTGTGCTGGATAATACATGATCATTCAGGTATGATGTGATTTTGTCATAAACTCCCTTAAAGAAATCTGCAATCGTTTTAAGGATGCTCTTATGCTGGCTCTCTGTCATATTCTCTGACATATACTTGGAAAACGCTTCCACTCCCTTCTGGTCAGCAAATAGTCCTGCCACATAATCAAATACATACTCATTAGCAGAATCTTCATAGGTCTTTCCTTTTTCTACCGTCTTATATGCCTTATGGTACTGTTCAATAGTATTTGTAAGGTAAGCAGCTCCTTCTTTCGTTGTAACATAATTCAATACCGTATCTACTACTTTCTGCATACCCTCATGATTATATGCCTCGGAGAATTCACCTAATTCATGCACAAGTGTAGTGTATTCATTAGTGGCGTTCCCCTTTCCGGTGGTCTTGGCTAATGCTATTCTTGATAATGCTTTCTGGAAGTTACCATTTTCTCCGTGCTCCAGTTCATCATTCAATTCAATATCAAGCCCGGTTTTCTTTGCTACCATTTCCACAACCGATTTCATGCGATTGTCAGATTTATCCAGTCTGTTATCGATTACAGAGCCGTTTCCCATCTTCACAGCCTGCTGCACATTGGAATTCTGTAATAACGGACTTCTGCTATTCTCTCCAAGATAATACATTTCCAGCAAGGTTGATGGTGACATTTCACTTACAATTCTTGCATTTATCGGATTATTCATAATACTTTCATATGATGTTTTACCCAGTTTTCCGGCATTGTAAAATACGGCTGCTGATTCCAGGTATGTAGGCATACTTTCCCCATTGTAATTTTCAATAACCGCATTGGCAGCCTTGGTATCATCAAATGTTGCAGCAAAATTATATAAATTTCTCATGGTAGGATTGTTTATTTCCACCGTCTTGTAGTCCACAATGCTTCCATCTGATAGCTTCACCATGGTTTTCTCCGGTGTACTCTCTGCTATTTCTACTACAATATTCTGTTTTCCAGTATTCTTATTTACCGCCTCTGTTACTCCGGTCTGATTTCTGCTATACGGTTGCACCGGTGCAACTTTCTGATTTTCTGCAGTAATACCTTCTGCATTTACCATTCTGTCTGCTACATTATTTGTAGTATTCTCTATGGTGTTTTCTTCCTTTGTGGTAGTGGTATCTGCAGCATCATTCATTAACTTTTGAGCCTGCTGCTGTGCCTGTTCCTGTTCAGCTCCTTTTCTGACAAATCCCTCTGTTATAACCTTGTCCAGATTTACGTCTTCACTATTTGCCATGGACTCTATAATCTGGCTCATTTGCGAATCAGTAATATTATCTGCTTTTACTGTATCAGCAATCTGCTTTGCAGTAGAATTCTCCGGCATCTTTTCTGCTGTTTCCAGGATGGTGTCTCTCATTGTATTGTCCTGGTTAATAATCTTTCCCATTTTATGATACTGCACGGAATTTACGGTATTTGCTACTCCACCAAATACTGCACCAGAAATAGCACCGGCTACGAAGTCCTGTCCTACCTGATTCCAGAACTGTTCATTAGCCGCTGTTTTTGCTTCGTCTTCTGACATTCCATTTTTCATATATTCCTTTACATTTGTGCTATATTCAGATAATCCGCCATTAATCATGCGGTCTGCTGCTTCATCTGCAAAATCGGTAAATACTTCCTCACTGCCCTCGATTCCAGACTGAGCAGCCCAATCCAATATCTTTTTCTTAAATGTAGTTTTGGTTGGATTCTCCGCCATGCCATATAAATGGTCTAAGCTCAACTTTTCAAATCCTGCCTCTGCTGCTGCATTGGCAATTCCAATAGCGGCGGCTTTATTCGTATCTACACCACGCTCAGACGCATCCACATATGCCTGGGAGCCGGCACTTGCCGCCATGATTCCAAGAGAAACCGGTTCGCTTCCTGTTGCCATGGCTGCAGCCGAATCTGCCATACTCATTCCAACATCGTATACGAACTTTCCTATTGTGGAATCAATGTCATTTGATACTGCTTCTCTTTTTCGGTTTCTCGACTGTGTGAAGCGAGCGGAATACGGGTCATAAGGTGTATAGGCTTCATCTCCTCCGAAATAGTTCTTTGCCGAATGACCCAACTGGTCTACAAAGTCCGCTCCGGAAAGCAATGAATCACCTACAGACGTAGCAGATTCCTTTGCATTAATGAGGAATCCTTTTAATCCTTCCTGCTTTGTTTCCTCTTCCAGTTCTCTCCGTTTCTTTGTATCAATCTGGCGATTATGAATCCAGGAATAGTATTCTTCCATATCATCAGCGTTAATTCCCTGACTTTCCAAGTTTTCTTTTGCGCTGTTATATGCCTTTTCTAATTCGAATGGGTCTCTGCTTCCAATTGTATCTCTTATAGCCTGTTCCTGCTCTGTTGCTTCCTCCTCGTCATGGTCTGTAATATACATCTGCATGACAGCCTGTTCCTGTTCCGGAGTGAGCTTCGCATAATCCTCTGACCATTTCTTGATTGCCTTCTGGTTTTTTCTTATGCTCTGCTCATTTTCGTACTTGTCGATTGCTGTATTACCTTCCAGTGCATCATGCTCTTCTGCAGACATGGTTTCCCCTGTTAATCTATTTCTGTATCCTGCGAGCTTTGTATCCTTGGTAATGTTTCTTGCCAGCACTGGACTATCAAAACTACCGTATACCGGTTCATAATTCTTAAGTTTATCTTTATTTCCTTCTTTTTCATCCTTCGCACTTGTAATTTTTGCTGATAATTCTTCATCAGAAAGACTTGCAAGCTCCGGGTCAGATAAGCTCTGATAATATTTATCTATGTAGTCTGCATATTCCTTTGCAGTTTCCGGTTCTTTTTCCGGCATCCATGCTGTATTCTCCTGCTGCTTTAACGCTTCTTCAATCGCACGTTTTCTTGCACCTTTAAAACTGCTTACTGCGTTTCCGTGCTTTCCTTTTTGATTTGAATTCAGTGTGCTTTTTGCATTATTATAATCTTCCACCGTCATTGTCTCTCCAGTGCTTTCATTTCGGTACTCTGTCGGTGTAAGTTTTTCTCTGCTTCTTCCTGTCATTGTTTTATCTTCATTGCTGCTATCATATACCGGTTTGAAGCTATCTAATTTTTTCTTTGTTTCCCGGTTTCTTTTTGCAATATCCAAAGCTCCCTGTAATGCTCTTCCATTTTTTGACATTGCTCTTGCGGTCGTATTTGCCGTGTTCCGTACCTTTTCCAGTGCATAGTCAAATCCAGCAGGTTTTTCCTGCTGGTATCTGCTCATGCTGTTGTGAAAAACTGAAACATCCGGCGAAGCATTTCTATTCATTCTTGCCTGTCTAAGTTCTTCCAGGCTCTTTCTCTCTCCGCCCGATTCTCTTGTTATTGCAGCGCTCCGTGTATTCAGTTTTCTTTCTGTATTTTCATGTGTTCCTTCCTGCCTTTTTTTCTTTAATTCTTCCAAAGATAATCTGTCTGCCATATTTTCTCCTATCTTTTCTTTCTGTTATTAAGGAATCCGCTTAAACTAGGTGTAGAGCTTCCTCCAGCCAATGTGCTCGATGTACTTCTTGCTGTTGGTGCATCAAAGCCAAGGTCGTCATATAGTTTATTCCATATTCCCTCGTCAATAATTCCTGCCTTATACAAGCTGTCTGCATATGAGCTTCCCTGTGATGCAGCTTTATTTTTTAGCTCATTATAGTAGCTGTTGCTGATTGTTCCGCTCGTTGCCGGCCGTGTTCCACCGGATGATGAACCAGAAGAACTCCTGCTTGAGCTACGTCCAGATGAACCGCTTCTTGCTGCTCTTGCCTGCGACAATGCGAATTCCTGCGCCCACTGGTCATCTGCGATTTGATCTCTCTGCATCTGATATTCAAACTGTTGCTGCCACTGGTCATCTGCAACATTATCTCTGTCTACCTGATAGTTGTAATCATTCAAATACTTATCGTTAGTCTGTGAATTCTGAAGTGCATTAAACAGATAATCTCTGTCATTCTGCCAATTACTTACTTTCTGCTGATATTCGTCAAAATCATTTCCATGAAGAATGTTATATGCATTCAATGCATTACTGGTATCATTCTGCCAATTCTGGTATTTATCCTGATACTGTCCATATGCTCTATCCTCTGCCTGTCCCAATGCGGAATACTCATTATACATATTGGTGAGGTCTGTATTGTATTTATCTAATGCCTGTCCATAAAGATCCGGAATAATATCATTCAGCTTTCCAAGATATGCCTGGTATGCCTGAGAGCCTGCTGTTGCTCCATAACTATTGCCATATCCTCCGGATAATGCTGCTGCCTGTGATGTTGTATCAAGCATTGCCTGTTTCCCCAGATTAGCATACTGCTCCTTATACTGTTGGTATAATGGGTCTGCATTGAAATCGTATGAAAATGGCTTTTTATTCTGTATTCTATTTAAAATTGTATCAATTGCCCCCTGATACCTGCTGTTATAAGCCCCAGGCTTTGCATTCTGAGTGTCTGTATAGTTTTTATAAGCATCCTGCACTCTCTGCGACTCCTGATAATCTCCAACTTTATTGTTCAGATGGTTATCAAGATTCGTCTGTGCTGTTCGTGTCCCGTCAGATATTACTTCCTCCCAGTTTTTATGATTCCCCATTGTCCTTACCTCCTGTTGATTCTTCTAGTGCCGATATCCTTGCATCTACCTGATTTAATGAATAATTCAGTGTATCAGAAAGATTGTATAGAAAGCTCTTTAAGTTCTCTATATTCTGTTCATTTGACATGTTCTCTATATCTACATTTGGATAATCAATTTTAGCCACTTACTGCACTTCCTTCCTGTATCATTTGTGCTATTGAATATACTTTAACTGCGCCTTTTCCGGATAAACGCAGCTTAAAGTGATCGCATCTCCTGATTCTTATAGGAATCTGATAGGATCTCTTCTTTGTCCCTGTATACTCCATTACTTTTTGCCAGTTTTCCGAATCATACATGATTTCGATTTTAAAATAGGAATCAGGTTCTATCTCAACCCGTATAACAAGTTCCCTGATATATTTGTTGTAAATGGAATCAAGCCCCATGTCCCCAGTTATTGCATACCATTCCTGTTCTTCCTCTTCTTCTCCCACTGGGATTGCTCCTGGATACCAGTCTCCCGGATACATATACATTTCACCAAACCGGTCATCTTTTGGTGCAATTGACATAAATATCTGTTCGTAGTTGATAACCCATACCGTATTTTCATCATCCAGGAAGTATAGTCCACCGTCTGAATACGCAAATGCTCTTTTAACTCCTCTATCTTCTATGGTCCATGTTCCTTTTGTGATATCATATACATATGTACGGTAATTGCTTCTTTCGTCCCTCATGCATATGTAATACTTGTCTCTATATCCGCCTGCCACTGCGTCATAATACATTTCTTTTCCAAGGTTCCCCGATATCTTGCTTGGCAGGCCTCCACTATAAGCACATACGCCATCCCTGCTCTTGTAATATAAAACCTCATTTAATACAATCAGGCTCTTTTCTGAGCCAATTTGTACCCCACGCATAGGTTTCCATTGCAATTCATAATTCGCCGGCTTGTCACCGAATAGCTTATGTACACCGCCTTCTTTGAAAAACAACACCGTTCCAGAATATGATATTGCTCCGGTAAAATCCCCTTCTGAACCTACCGTTGCCGCATAGCTGTCTGATGATAAGCCCATATAACATCTCCAGTTCTTTGGGTCTCCCAGCTTACAGGCATATATTTCATGGTTTACAGAAGAGCACCCCCATAACCTATTATCCATTTCTGTTACAAAGTCCATATCCGGGACTGTTCTTTCAATGGTTATATTCTCGCTATTTTTAAACACTTTATTAATCAGACCTACAACAATTACATAATCATCACTGCATCCATATAAAATGTTTGAGGTATTAAAATTGTAATCATTATATATCTCTGCTCTACGGTCTACTCCACTGAATGTAGCCACATCATACTCTTTAAATCCTTTTCCGATTCCCGGAGATTGTATTTTCACATACGTTGTTCCTACCGATACCCAGGCAGATGAGTTTTCACTCCACATTTTCATTACAACAGTATTTTCCGATGTATCTATCCAGTAGTCATAATTTGTCTTGTCCGGCTCGCTATCTCCCGTATATGTTTTCTTTTCCGGGAAAACCGTTCCATCCATTTTGCAAAGCGTAAATGACGGTGGTTGGGTTGTTGTGACTGTGTTTTCCATCTCCGTCAGTGTCTGATCGTATATGTTGTACATTACTTTATCTGGGAATATGCAAAGGTATGCTCCCATTCTTACAAATGTTCTTTCCTTATCCCTGCAGGATTCTTTTAAATCACATACTTCAGACTGGTTATAATACAATTTATTCTCGGTCACCCACACCAGTTTATCTGTCCCATATAATCCACAGCAATCTGTAAGTACCCTTAACTTTCCTCTTGGAATTCTCGGAGATAATATCGGGTAATAATCTGCTGTCATATTTTCCATGTCGGAAAATTCACCATCCTGGATTCTTTCATTGGCATTGTACCCGGCAAATGCACTGAGTACCTTTGTTTCTGTCCGTATGCTCTGAAGGCTAGGTAATCTCATATTGTACCTCCCTAGTATATTGTTGCTCTTAATGAGCTTTTATGAGTCCGGTACCAGTAATTAGCAAAATCCTGGTATTTCTGATTAAACATAGCTGCTGAATTTGCGTATCTGTCCATTTCATTGTTATAATAATCAATCTGGCTCATAAGCCACTGGACATATAAATTGTCATATGGGGCAGGCACAAGAAGTTCTTTATCCATATCAGCTTCTGTATAAGGCTCTACCACTACATCCTCTTCACGTTCTTTTACGTTCAGGATTTCAATAGCAATTCTTTTATCCAATTCAGTGAGCCAATCTAACTTTTCGTTATCCTCATAAGTATTTGGTTCCAGATCATCCACCTTTGTTATTGCTTCATTTACCTTCATACATGTCTCTCCTTCTAAAAAAGAGGCACAACAACGCTGTGCCTCTCCTCGTTTTAATGGAATCTCTTATTAGTTTAAAGCCTTTCCTTTTGCAATAAGTTCCTGCTGTCTTCTCATTGCAAGCTGATCCATTTCTGTACTGTTTTTCAGAACTTCAAAGATTGGTTTCGGAATGGTTACCTCTTCCCCTCTTTTAATTCTGTAATTATGTCCATTTAAAGATACGAAAATGTCTCCTTTTTCACCATCCAACGGTGCCATAAACTTAACATTTTCTTTCCATGGATCCACTTCTTCTACTGTTTCTGCCGCATCCATTACCTGAGTTTCTTCTGCTACTTTCGTTTCTTCTACTACTTTTGTTCCTTCTGTTTTTGCTCCCATACAGTTGCCTCCTAGTTTGCTTCTACGCTTCCGCTGAATTTTGATGTTGATTCAATACGAATCATATACTGCTCTACCAGACGTTCTGCTGTCTTAATTGCTTTCCATCCTACCGTGGAGCGCTGGTTTAATGGGTCCTCTCCTGCACCTGCCGGCTTGATAATCATCTGTAATGCTCCGCCATCAATACCGGTTTTGGCATACGCATGTGCTCCAAGTACTAATGTACCAAATACTGCAGTATCTGCCGGGCATCCTGTGCCTTTCCAAATTTTTGCGTTTGAAGTAGATACAAAACGTACATTTCCAATCTTTCCAATTTCTCCTTCAAAGATTGCTTCTGGTGCTGCATATTTATGTACGTCAATCCATTCCTCGCTGCGCATAAGGTCATATGCTGCGTATGGATGAATAATGGCTACATAAGATTTCTGAATTTTTGGAGCATTCATTGCTTCAAGCATAGCTGCTGCACGGAAGAAGATTTCCGGCGTCAGTGTGTCTGCTGCTGTTAACTGGGCTCTTGTTGCTCTGTCTCCAACAATTAATACGTTTGTGCCACCGGCCATAACGTCTCTTGTTACATTGTCCAATGTCAAGCCTGCCTGAGCACCTAATACTTTTGAAGCCTGCACAACATTGTTATCAATAGCTGTAAGGTCCAGTACGTCAGAGATTGTGATGTAATCTCCGTACTGTTTTACCGTACTTGTAACTGAACTTACGCTTAAGCTATTTCCATCCGGTGTCACACCTTCTGTAAGTGGTGTATTCGCCGGTTTCAAAGAGTCATACTTTCTGAACTCAATCTGTTTACCACCGTTTTTAGGAATCGGATAATCATCTCCAAACTGGTCATGCACCAATTCTGGGGATGCTTCTTCAATCAATTCCTTTTCGTAAAATGTTTTATTTTCTGCAGACAAACTGGATGTACCAGTTGTCTGTGTATTTGGGTCTGCAAAAAACTGCAAGATATTTCTGATTTTCATATATATTCCTTTCCGAATCACGAGAAAGAAACACGTTCTCCCTTGAGTACTTTCTTCTCGTATTCCCTCATCTGTTCAGGTGTCAATTTTCTAACATCTACTTTCACTGTTCCTTGTGAACCGGAAGATGCTGCACCTTCAATTGGTCTTCCACTCTTTGAATTGATGCTTTTTACTACATTGTTTTTTGCTGTTTCTGCCGCCTGTGCCATTCCATATGTCATAATCTCATCATGGTGTGTGGCCATGTAAGCAGCTTCAATGCTTCCACCAACTTTAAGAATTGCCGTGAAGTCTGGATTTGCAAGTTCCTCATTAAGGTTAAAGTCCATGTTATACTTCTGTCTTAATGCATCCGCCTGCTGTGTCCACTGTGCATAAATCTGCTCGCCTTCTTTTTTCTTCTCCAACTGTTCCATTGCTTCTGTCAGTTTCTTGTTTTCCAACTTTACCCGGTTTACTTCCCGAAGCTGGTCTACGGACATTCCATGTCTTGCTGCTTCATCTTCCAGAAGTGCATTGTCCTGCTGTACTGCTCTTACGAGTCCTTCTACATCATCCGCTTCAAGACCATAACGCATAGCAAGCTCTCCCATGATTGGAGTCAGTGCATCATACTGTTTCTGCAAATTACTGATTGTTTCATTCGATTTTTTCAATCTGTCCTTAACGATTCCTTCTGTACGCTTTCGATATGCGTCTCTGTAATCGCCCTTAATCAGTTCCTCGAAGGCTTTTTCTGTGTCTTCCGGTGTTGTCGCATCCTGCGACGTTCCAGCGTCGTCCTGGTTACCTGTTCGACCGTCTGTGGCTCCGGCGTTGAGCCCTTCCGCCTGTCCTGCTGTTCCTTCTGCTCCGGTTGAAGCTGCGCCTGCCCCACCTTCTGCAAAGAACTGCAAATTAAAATACTTTTTTCTCATACTTTCGTCCTTTCCGAAGTGCCATGTTTTTCTTAAACCACTTGTACTATATCAATTCAAAAAATTTATTTCTCCCCAATTTCGTCTAAAAATAAAATATTTTTTGGAAAATTTTTTTCAATGATTTTATAGCCATTCAATATCGTTTCCAGCACTACTTCCGTCTCTCTACTCCAATCCGTTATTTCCACGTTGCATCTCCCGGATTCTCCCATTTCCAAGACTGTAATCTTTACTTTTCCTTCTGCCTGCTGCTTTTGTAATTCCTCAAGAAGCGTAAATAAAAGGATACTGCATGCCGAGCATACAATATCCTTTCCTGCTTCTGCATAGTCAGCATGACCTTCCATTTTTATTTCCAGCAGATTTTCTTCTTCTCTCACTCTGACTTTAAGCATATCTTTCTCCTATACTGACGTAGAGTTTCTAGTTGCATGCGCCGCCTGGCTTGTTAATGAGCCATTGCTATTCCTGTTAAGCACCGACTGGCTCTGCGCCATAGGTTCTTCTGCCTGCTGCATTGCAATCTGTGCATTTCCCGCTATTCTTTCTGCATAATTCGTTGTTCCTCCGCTCGACATATCTACTGCCTGTGCCAGTGCAATAGCCTGCTGCTGCATCTGTAAGTACAGGTTGTAATATGTCTGGGATTTATTTAATCTCTGCTTCACCTCATCTTTTCCATCGAAGTCCATCATATCCAAACATCCGATAGCCATTTCTGCATTCTGCGGATTAAAAAATCCAAGGTTGTAGAATTGTAATGCAAGCTGATTCTGTGTTTCTCTGGTGTATGCGCTCTGCTTTGCTGGTACAACCTTAACATCGAAAATAGGGACTCTTTCTGACTGTGCCTGTCCAAATCCGGTATCCATTGGCTGTCCTTTTAATGTGCTATTGTCAAACGTCACATAGTCTGTCTGTCCAGTTTCTCCGGTAATTCTGAATTCCCTCGGCTCATCGTAAAACTGTCTGATAAGCTCAATCACCAGATAGCATATCTTAGTAAATGCTCTATAATCTGCTCTGTTTGCATCCCTAGACAATTTGCCGGACGCTTCCTGGAGACTGGCAATTCCGCTCGCTGAAGTAACATTAGAGGTCTGTCCCTGTGCTGCCGCTGTATTGCCAGAAGTATCCTTCAGTTCTTCGATTTTATTATTCAAAATGGTTTCATAAATGCCCGCCATTGGTGTCGATGTGATCTGTCGAAAAGCATCCTCTCCCAGATTTCCGTTAAAATGCACAAGTGATTTTGAAAAATCGCAAAACTCCTTTTCATTCAGCCCCACATCGTCTCTGACCGCCCATCTTGGCTTTGCCAGTGACAATCCATTTTCAAGAATACCCTGCTGCATCTTATCTATGTATGCCTGTGTATCTTTCATGACATCCACATATCCAAATCCGCAGACACTGCTCTCGATTGGAAACAATACATCAAACTCAAATGGATATCGTCCATGATCATACAGCCCTGTATATTTTAATTCCTCGTCATTTTCTGTCGCATAGAGCACTTTTCCATTGCAGAATTTGCAATAATGCAGCACGTTCTTTCTTTTAATCAATCCATTATTGTCTTCAAGTACAATCGTTTTTTTATAATACCAGTCTACAACCGCAACCTTCTCTGTATTATCTTCCGCATCCGACTTTATGTACTGTGTAAGACTGATATCACTACCTGCCATTATCTCCTTATCTGGATAAGCAGCCTTTATGTCCTCTACGTCTTCCATGGATACATAGAATACATTCTTCGACCTCTGAATATCTTTTACTCCTGGTTCCCAGAAAAGATTCATAATGTCGACATTTTTAATTGATATGTCGCCTAATCCATTGTCTTTCGAACCATCCCAGAATACGCCTGTTACACAAGTTCCATTTTTTAATTTATACCAGCCGCCAGCTGAATACGTCTCTTCAAATTCATTTCGTTCCAGTATAACCGGTATGATTTCTGATAAAGCCTTAGCTGCTCTTTCATCATTCTTTTCTCGTGGAAGCACATTTGCTTCTGGAAAATTGTCCATGATGTCAGCATGCTTATTGGCAAGTGCGTTGAAAAGCCATGCAGACCGTGGTTCTATTCTTTTTTCTGCTTCCTCTTCCTGTTCTTTTCTTGCATAATCCCAATGTCTTAACCTCCACCATTCCTCGTTTTCCACAATTGTATTTTCAAGGTTCTTTTTTCCGGCATGATATTTTCTCAATACTTCTGCTGCTTCTTTCACATCATCATCCGTGATAGCATCTACCGTCTGCTCTTCCTGCATCTCTTTTTCTTCTGATTCCGTCTGAATTAATGTGTCCTGCTGTTCTTTTTCCTGTTGCACCGGTGCAACTTCTGTTATTTTTCCTTTTTTGTAAGCCATCTCTCATCCTCCTAAATATTTAATATCTGTACTCCTTGGCTTCTTTTTTGCTCTTTGAACATATCTAGTGGGTCGAATGCCGGTTTTTTTTGTAATACATTTCCTCTTGGAGCAATTGGGTGCTCCATAAGTACATATCTGCATTCATCATAGATGTGGTCTTCTTCTGTTGTGTCAATATCTTCCGGAATTGTCTCGCTATATGTAAGGTTTGGGATTGTTCTGATGAAGTTTCTGCAGGTGTTAAAAATTTGAAACATACAATCTCCCATTTCATCGAAGGCAAACCTATAGTGATACTGCATCTTTCCCGGCAGTCTGACATGGTCTCCGCCATGGAAATATACAAAATTAGGGCTTCTCTCCATCATTCTGGCAACAGATTCTCCTCTTGACTCATCAAATATAGCCGGATCCGCTACACCTGTGATTCTCTTACCTTTCAGCAACGGATTATTTTCTTCGACTTCTCGAATCTTTCTTGCCTGTTCTACGGGATGCTCTTTTAATCCCTGATTAGCAATTCCATTCCAACCGTACAGCTCTGCTATCCGGTATATCTTTCCCTTTGTATCTACTGCATACCATCCAACTGAATACGGCTTTGCATATCCGAAGTCGAACCCCCGGTATATCTTCCAATGGTCCGGTATTTGAAATGGCTCAATTACATGCGTCCACATTCTGTCTTTATAATGATTTGGATCATCTCTGAATTCTGTAAAAACCTGTCCGCTAAAGCTGTCCCATGAGCCATACATCAGGGCATTTCTTTCTGCCTCTGGCAATGCCGCTAGGTTTGCTAAATAATCCGGGTCATTCTCTAACAGTTTTTTATTATCAAATACTGTGGCCGGTATGTATATCCTGTCTCGTGAAAGCTGTATCTTCTCGCCCTGCGGATTAATCACGCTGTACCTTTCCACAATCCTTGTATTTGGCGGTGCCGGCGTTACAAATCTCTGCTTTACCCATGCCATCCCTTTTCCATCCGGATTCGCTGTCGCTCTCATGTATACCCTTGTGCCAGGTCCCATCGGTCTGTTACGAGACATCATATACTGGTACTGCGTTAGTGAAAAATGTGTTAATTCATCAAATCCAATAAAATCGTATGCTTTTCCTTGATAGTTGAAGCGGTCAGAGTCTCTTTGCATATATCCGAAAAATATCTTTGCGCCGGACTCAAACAGCCAGCGTTTTTTATTTTCATTAAATTTGGGACGCTGCCCCTTCAAATTGCCATACAAGTCATAGGATCGTGTAATTAATCCTTCAAGCTGCGGTACTGTGTCTCTGAATATGATTCCTCTGTAATTTGGTATGTTTATCTGTCTTAACGCTTCCGCCAACATGGAATCTGACTTTCCACCGCCTGCTGCTCCTCCAAATAAGGCCTCATACTCCGGTCTTTCCATGAATATCTTCTGCTTCGGCTGTGGCATCCACGAAGCACTCATCTTCATCCACCTCCTTTACTGGTGGCAGGAATACTACTCCTTCATTGTCCTCTCCATCGTCTTCACCTTTAAAGCCATGCTTGTCCAACCAGTCAATTGCTTTCTGCGAATCTTTCAGTTCGATAGCTACTCCATGCGCTGTATTCTTTATGGCCTTTACTGTCTGCCAGTCTATTAGATCCGGATTTTTAATGCTCATTCCATATGCCGATATATTTACAACATCTGATAAATCAGCAAATGCAATTCTTGATTGCAATTCCGCCACATCCTCTTCTTTTGGAAGCATCCTTTCCATCTTGTCCCGCCGGATTTCTTCCAAGCGTTCTTTGATTTTAGGATTTTTTAGCTTATTATGTGCAGAAACGGCCGCTGACTGATAAGAGCAGTGATAAACACGCATATAACTTCTTACTGCATTGAAAGATTTCGCATAAAGCTGGCAAAAAAGCTCATCTCTGTCTATTGCATCATCATCTTCTGGCGATTCTTTTTCTTCTTCTGTATATGCATTCTTTTTTTGTGTGCACACTTTTTTTCGCTTTTTGTGTGCACACTTTTTTCCACCGCCTCTTTCCCATCCGTATCGTTGCTTCCAGGACTTGACCGTATTCAGGCTGATGCCGTATTTTTCCGCTATTTCTTTATATTTCATCCCAAGCATGTAATCATTTTCTGCCTCTTCATGTACTTCTCCCATACGGTCCTCCCTTCTCTTTTTTCTGTCTGTATTATACAAAAAGGTGCGCTGTCTTTTCTCCCCTATTTCGTCTCCGTTTATTAAAGGATGAGCTTGTCAAAGGTGAATACTTTAAAACTATGAGTATTGGAGAGCTGCTTCCTCTCATGGAAAAAGAAAACTACGAGAACCCAGTCATTCTGAGTTCTCGTAGTTTTCTTCCATCAACTTTTTTATTTTACAGCTACATTTTAACTTGTAGCAATTGTTAATCTGATGCCTTTTCTTTTTTGCTTTTGTTTTGAATCCAATTGTTAATTCTGTCCTGTCAGGTCCTTCACACACTATCTTTGTTCCGGTTTCACGCAAGAAAAACGGGCACTCGGTCTTTACCATACTTGTTTTATTCATTACCTTCTCCCTCCTATGCTTTCAAACACCCTTTATCTGCGAAGCTATCATGTCTGCTGTATGCGTCCAAAGAACATTCGGGCTTCTCTGCACTGCCCGGCTGTAAAACTCCCATTCTGACTTATCTGTGAACGCTCCCATATGATATCTGATGCACATTTTTTCTTCTTCCGTGAGTTCTATTAAGCCCATCAGCATGATAAGGCTCTTGTCTCCGTGCCCTGGATACAGCCTTTCTTTATTCCATTCAATCTCAATCATCGTATTTGTTCTCGGGTCAATGTAGTAAAGGTAATCGCCCAGCTTGCATACATCATGTAGCAGTCCTATTATCCCAGGGCTTTCCCGGCGTTCCCATTTTAATCCCATGCAAAAGGTTATTTTTTCAAGCTCATACGCCACTCGGAATGAATGTTCCATCAGTCCCCCCTTGTATGCCCCGTGGTGATCTTTTGATGCCGGAGCGATGAAATACTCCTTTTCTTCAAGCCACTCTATCAGCTTTGGCCACTTCTGAAGCATATTCATTACCGTATTTTTTGTATCAGCAATTTCCATTTGCTCTACCCTCCATTTCTTTCAGCTTGGCTTCGGCTTCCTCACTTGTTAAAAACCAAGTAACTCCATAGCTTGTATCAAGTAAAATTCTCCCAGTTCCATACTCTAAATCGGGATAATATTCCATATACCATCCATTTTTTCTGAATGTTATTCTGTCTACTGTTTTGTGAAATACTCGGTTCTCTTCCCCGTGTCCATCCAATAAATTTAAGCGGAAATTTTTCTCACTTGGAATGTAATATATATCTGTACCAATTCCACACAGTAACCGCAAGAGTAATCCCTGCTCCTCGGCATCCTCATAACATTTCAACTTTTCTCGCAAATCAGCCATAGCCCAAAGATTCCGATAAAATACTGCAATCAATCCTCGTACATCTGAAAACGGGTCTATAGTTAAATTATCCAGAATCTCTTCGTCAAACTCTGTTTTATCTAATGGCAATTCGTCCTTCGTTAATGTGACCATGAGGTTTCTGGCAAAATCCCGTGCGTCCATTTCCATCTCTGACACTTTTTTATTTGTTGTTAATCTCTCCATTAAATCCCGCTCCTTCCCACATACTCTCCGTATGTCATACCTGCTTCTCTTGCTTTTGCATTTACCCAGGCAATGCTTCCTACCTTAAGCTCCGGCTTCTTATAAGCCGCCTTTCTTCTTTCTGCCCTTTCCTTCATCCGTGCCTGCCGGCACGCTACTGAGCAGATTGCTTCCTTTCCTACTGGCATAAACAGCTTTCCGCACTGCTTGCATCGTCTTCTTTTCATTACGCAAATCCCTCCGTTTCTCCGCATTCATACCAGGTGTTCCACGGCTTATAATTGCCGTGCTTGTACACCTTTCCGCTTTTCGGATTCTCTGCAATCATGAGGATATACATGTCATCCCTTAATCCGTTCTGCTCTGCCAGCTTAATGATGTCATTAAAAGTTAATGTTTCCATTTCTTCTTCTGTAGGCATTAATTCCAGGCATTTACAGGATTCATTTACTCCGTAGAAAAATACTCTTATTATTTTTGCTTTGACTAATTCCTCATTTTCTACTGGTTTCATTCTGCATTCCCTCCATTCTTCTGTATCTGTTCTATCCTCCAGCGTATGCTTGTTAATTCTTCCAAGCACTTCTCCAGTTCCCGGCTTTCCCAGAGGCGGTCCAGCTTCTTAATGCTGGCACTTACCGCTGCTGCATATCCTCTTAATACGTTTTTTTCTAAGCCTGCTGCCACCGGAGCTTCCTCTGTTGCTTTTTCTTCCTGTTTTTCTTCTGGTTCATTGTCTACCACTTCACCGGAAAGTACCTCGCATTCTGTTTTTTCAACGTTTTCCGATTCTTTTGGCTCGCTTTTTGGTGTTTCTGATTCGATTTCCGGCTTTTTGATAACACTTTCTGACTTTTTGATAACATTTTCCGGTTGCACCGGTGCAACTTCCGTTTTTTCATAAGCATCCGGCATATCTGCTATCTGAGCAAATACCTCTCTGACCTTGGCTGCATAATCATCCATGCTTAAGGTGTGCTTTTCATTGTTTTTGACTGCCAGGATGTCCACCGGCTGTCCTTCTCCCTTGAAGGATGTGAATACCTTTCCGATTCCCTGTGGCCGGGAAGCCAATACTGCAATTCCGGATGGTGCCAGGATGCTCTCAAGTTCTTCTGAATCTCCATCCTTTGTCCACTTCACCAGCGCTTTGAACTTCTCCGGATTATCCTTTGCATACTTGTATATGGCTTTCTGGCACAGTTCCATATCCGCCTGCTGCACATCCGTGCCCTCAAGGGCTACTTCTATTGGTGATATGGCTTCCTCTGCTTTGACCTCTGCCTTGACTTCTGCAATCTCTTTTCTTGTCATTTCAGGCGATATGAGATCTACTACCTCAATTGGAAGGGTGAGCATATCCTGGAGCTTCGCCACGCCGTACCCTTCGTACTTATCCTGGAGGCGGTCAGAATAACCGCCCTCACTGTATCTGTCATTAATGGCTATGTACCGTGATACAATATCTTTTGAAAGACCATATTCTGCCTTTGCAAATTCAGCTACTGTACTGTATCCGGATGATGCAAGGATATCTGTGTCTCTTGCCTTTTTCAGCAGGTAGCCAGTTCTTACGAAGCCTACTGCCTGATTTGCCAGCTCCGTGTCCAGAGCCTGCTTGAACTGCTCATAATTTTCTATATTCCTTAATTCTTCCATGTCATACCTCCATAAAATCTTTTTCTAATGCATCCACCAGCATGGTACCCTGCAGTCTTCCATGCCATATCAGCTTTTTCTCTTTTCTGAGCTGTCCATAGTTCTTTTTTCTTGCCTTATTACTCTTATCAGCCAGCACCGCATCCTCTTTTGAAAGGTTTTTCTTTACCCACTGCTGCCACTCTTTCAGGAAAGGCATTGCATCCTCAAGGTCTGCATAGGCTTCATTTAATACTGATTTCTTCTGCCGGATATTTCCGCCCGGCTCTACCTCCAGTGTGTACCATGGCGTGTCCGGTGCTTCTACTTTTCTGAGGAAAAGCAGATATGTTTCCCGGATGTCAATGCGCTGGAAGTAGATATCGCAGGTGTGTATGCAGTGTTTTAATGCCATGCCCTCCACATAGATGTCTTTTATGCCGGTTGGGGCAACAATGCAGTATTTATCATTCTGATACTCATACTTTTTCAATGTTCCTTCCTGCATCAGCTTTTCCGCTTTTTTAAAGGTCTTTTTCTTCTCCTCTATCTCTGTGCCTTTCTTTAACATATCTTTCTGGAGCACCAGCTCATTATGTGCCACGGTCAGGTCCTTCGGCCGGATTAACATGCCGTTTGTCATATCCGTCTTTCTCTTTTCCAGCATGTTTATGTAATCCTTCCAATCCATCCAGATGTCGGATAGTTCTCTCTTTCTTACCGCCTGCTGCTTTCTCAAGTAATTAGCCGCCTGCTGCACGCTGACATATTGAAGGATGCTGCTGTCTGCTCCGTCCGCTTCTGCTTCTGCAAGCGTCTTAATATCTTCATCCCTCCATATGGTGTCTGCTTTTTTCTCATCCTGAAGCCACAGAAGTTCATAGCTCTTTCCATTCATCTTTTTCAGGCGGTTCAATCTTGCCTTATCAAGCTGCAGTGCCTTTATAAGTTCTGTCTGCTCCTCGTCAATTAACTCTCTGTACTGGTATTCGCTCCGTATCAGCTCTGTTCCCATTGCGTAAAGCCCTGCCTTGTACGCTTTTTCAATCAGCGGGTTGGCTTTTTCCCTCTTCATGAAGTAAATCGGTTCTCCTTTATAGCCATGCTTGACCGCAATATTATAGGCAGTGTTTGTGTTTTTCAGCAGAGCAGATAGATTTCTCTTGTAGATTTTTTCATAATTCCCATAATATATGTTTACTCTGTCCTGTCTTCTCCAGCACTTTCCTTTCAGTTTGAAGTCCTCATAGCGGTATTCCTCCAGCCCTTCATCTGTGAAAAGTATCCTTTTTGTCTCACGGATTGATAAGCCTGTCTCTCCTACATGGAAAGATGCTTCCGTGTCCGCCCTTGTACATTGGAATGTTCTTTCCACGATTCCATTACGGTATCTCTGCAGCAAGATGGCAGTGCCATAGGACCAGATAAGATTTCTTTTTTTCTTCCTGGAAACATAGGTTATCTCCTTTCCACAATGCGGGCATTTTTCCCATTCATTATGCTTTGGTTTTTTATTTATCGGGACTTCGCAAAGGCATCCGGTACAGTAACCCGTCTCTGCGTCTGCTCCATTATAAAAAATATAATGGTCGCTGAATGCTTCTGTTTTCCAGAATTTTTCAAATCCTTCCGGCAGTTTTTTTGGAACATCCTTCATGGCTGCGTCCCACGCATCCATCAGCCTTTTTGCCTTTTTCTCTTCCTTGTCCGACTGTATTTTTTTCTGCCATTCGATTGCCCCCTCTATCCCGTTTTTTTCCGTCTTAAGCAGTGCCTTTATCTCTGCCTTTCCAGCCGGATTCAGGTAATACATTTCGTCTGAATCGTAATACAACTCCCACCAGTTTTCGTTGTCCAGGTTATCTATCCTTGCTGTCAGCCATTTGTATGAGCCGTCTTTCTGCCTTTCTCTTGTGATATAAGCCCCGTCTTTAAAGTCAATAAACACATCCCATTTCGGTTCTGTGATTCCCTTTTTCACATCATCTGACCGGCATATTGCAATTTTTAAGTATTTACCAAGATTCTGGCACCGGCACACATAGGCATACCATTTTTTATTTAATCCACCCCTGTATCTTCTTACTTTTTTTCCCGGCATCTTCGCCCATTCAGTCATGGCTGGTGTGGCGGGAAGTCTTCTCAGCTTATTCAACTCATTCTTTTTCACCGTACCTTCCTCCCTTTCACATCATAATAGGTGTCCGGCAGGTACTTTTTTCCGTCTATCGGATACTCTGCGCATTCTGTAATTTCGCCACTTTTGTCCTCTTTTATCAAAAAAACAGTGTCTCCTTTTCTGCCTGCTGCCACCGGGCTTCTCCCTCGCACGATCACATATCCGTCTGATGCTATCCCTTTGTTTCTCACGACAGAATCTGACTTCATGTCCGGATGATTTACCAGCCATATGACGCCTTCCCTTATCAGTTCCAGCTTTGTAAGCTCCTTGATAAGTCGTATTTCCGGAGCGGATATCTTTGTGTTGTATCCATCTTCATCAATGTTGCCTGACAGCTCCACAATGAAGTAACGCCCATTTCTGTAGTAATTCAGCACATCGAGCGGGTTATCCGTGGCATGGAATCCATCTTTTGCACAGTGCGCCTTGTCTTCCCGGTACCATACCCCAGGTTCATACTGGAAGGTTCCTTTTCCCATGGTGCAGGTCAGGTCTTTATTAAATCCCTTGTATGCGTATCTCATTTTGTGCCTCCGTAATAAGTCCTGATTGTCTTCTTTCGCTCTGCTAAATTAGGAAATCCGATTGAAATTTCATGGTTGTCTGCTACTTTTGCCACTTCCTTTGCCTGCTGCACAATGCGTTTGTCTACCACCGCTTTTTCTTCAAATCCTTTTTCCAGTAAAATAGCCATATATCCTGCAAGTGAATGCTTCATTACTCCGGCACATACTTTTTCATTTGCAAGACACTCCTGACGTATTTCATCCACCCAGTCCATAAGCACTCCGGCAATCTTTAAATCTTCTGATTCCACTTTCAATCTTCCGTGTGCGGCGGTACATGGTGTTGCCAGTTCTTCCATTTCACCTTCTGCATAATCCTCTGCATCTGCCTTATCCAGTCCATTTTCTTCTGCCAGCACTATGAGGGATGCTACATCTCCCTCTTCTTTCAAGCCTGCTGCCGCTTTGTTCAATTCTTCTACTGAGTTTAATTCGCCAAATTTTTCAAACATAATACTTACTTCCTCCTTCTGATTTTTCTCGGCACATAGAATATGTGCGATTTTAAAAAAAATAAAATTCAAATTATTCCGCCACATGATTCTGGCAGTTCCCGGAGCGGACAGAAGTCCGGTCTGCATGTAACATAATCTGTCACTTCTTCACCCATGTCAGGTGCTGTGCAATACAATGTTTTTTCTCCATATCTTGGCGGTTGCTCATCATCTACGAAATCGCACATATCACACGATTCCGGCATATCCATAACTAATACTGCTTTAGCCATATAATTCTTCCTTTCTTCCCTGCACTATCTCTTTTACCTTTTTCTCGTAAAATTCTTCCGAAATATACTGATCTCTATGAGGGAACTTACTGTCTGTCAGAACAGCATAGGCTTCTGCCCAAGACAGACCTCCTCTGGCTGCTAATCTGTCTAATGTCTGTCCACAATGGTTTTTTAATGCCTGTTCTTCATGCGGTTTAATGATATTATAGGGAATATATTCCTTCCCTTTGTTTGTCATAATCGGAAATTCTTTCATATACTACCTCTATTTCAGTTTATCTATTCTCTTACAATCTCAATATAGATTTGAGAACGTATACCCTCATTGATTATTTTCAATTCGTGAATATCAAAAATATCAAAACCATCAATGCAATCATAATCTTTGGTATACTTTTCTACAAACTCAGACGGTGAACCTTCAAAACAGTATTCCTCATCTATGCCTTCATCTATCCAAAACCATTCTAAAACAACCTTTGTTGTAGCATTTTTACGCTCTGCATATTGCTTTATAAATTCAATTAAACTCATATTTTCCCTTTCTGCCTTTATTGGCTAAATTCTAATTTATTTTTTCTTTCTCTCCTTTCTACTTTCCCATCATATCTGGAAAATCTCTCCAGCTCTTTTCCGTTTCCAGTTCATCATTTTTCTTCCGAAGTGTGCGATTTTCCGCTCTTAATTTATTATTTTCTTTCAAGATTTTTTGCAATTCGCAATCCTTTTTATGTTCACATCTTGCATCAGCTGAATACTCTGTGCATATTTTGCATAGATCTTTGCTTTTCACTCGATTCTCCTTTCTACCATCCCGCTATTACATACCCCGACATTAATCCGTATTCAGGAACATTCCGCAGCACATATTCTATCCTCCTGCTTGTCTCACGTCCGGTATATTTCTCCCCATCCCATTCTTTCAATATCAATACATCCACTTTCTGCAAATCATCCTCATCCTTACGGATTTCAAATCTTTTTTCGTCATGAATTACCGCCTTAAAGTATTCTGGTAATATCCTCTTTTCTATAATTTTACGCATCTACTCCACCGCCTTTCACAATTTCGATTGCACCTTTGTAAGCCCATCTTGCACCTTTTCCCGTAAGTGAATCTTCCGTGTCTGATATGCAATCTTCCAACTGCTTCACAACCTTTTCCGGGTCGTAGGCGGTCGGCTGTTTATCAATAACAGAAGCAATGCGTAAAAAATCTAAGCAATCCATGTCTTCGTTCTTTGAAATTGCTTTTTCTAAATCCGCTTTTAATTTATCCGCATCAATCAAACTTCCCATCGTTCACTCTCCTTCCTACACAGCAATCCCAGCACTCATCCGGAGTCATCCCTGAATCTTCATAATCCTTCAGTTTTGCCAATGCTCCATATATCTTCTCTTGTACCTTCTGTGTTATCGTCTCGCCCACATGGAGCTGATTCCATTTAACACCTTTCAAAGCCCAGTTGCCTTGTTCATCCTTAATTGTCAGTCTTCCCATCACGCTCTCCTTTCTCCGGAGCATGGTGTATATGTGTGGTCTTTTGTACCTCTTCCAAAAAACGCTCCGCATTCTGTGTTTATGCGGTTTCCATGCCCCGGCTGTGACAGATTTATAAGTTCCTTCGTGTATATGTAAGTAATCTTGGAGGTCTAGACTTCTGCCGCCCTCTGGACGGTTGTTTTGCGGTTTATTTCCTTTTTTAGTCTCGCTGACCATCATCTTGAGTTCACCGGTAACCTCAACAGTTACCTTTTCTGCTATTCCATCCACCACATAGCCTGCTGCCTGATGAAGCATCTGCATCCTTGCATCTGTAAGCTCCGGTTTATTTCCTGATCCGAAAAGCTCTTCAATTCTGAAATCTGCCTTTTCTTTCCGGTACAACCTTGATGTATAATTCTGCGCTTCATAACAATTGCATTGCTCTGTAGCCAGTTCGTTCAATTCATCCTCGTTGAATTCCTCCAGTGCCTCTACGAGCTTTATCTGACCGCAAAATCTGCAGGCTCCATTTTTTTCTACAGCCCTGTCCTTGTTTTCTTTCACTAAATTTTTCAGCATCTTCATACTCCTTTCTTGTATACCAGCTTCTCACGGTCCCATCCCGGGTACTGCTCTTTCAGGTAACATTCTGCAAATTCAAGCATTTCAGCTCTTAATCCCTTGTTTCCGTTGTCCAGTAACTGGTGGTGACTCCGGCAGGCGGTTACACCGTTCTGTTCCACTCCAAGTCCACCCTGGCTCCGGTTCACCACATGGGCGATATCCCGGATGTGCGCCCCGAAGTCCTTCTTTACAAGCGGCCATCTGCCGCTTTTGCAGAATATGCAGGTGTCTCCGTCCCTGCTGATGATTCTTGCGATTGTGCCCTTGTCAAAGGTGCACGCTTTTGTTCTTCTGCTCTTGCTCATAATGTTTCATTCTCCTGTCCTGCCAATTGGAATACTTGGTGTGTTCCGCATAGCAAATATTTATATTGTGTGGTGCAAGCAACTCTGCCGCCCGCTGCCATAAAACACTGTGTTTCACCGGCTCTCCATTCTGCTTCCGGAAGTCTGCCGCTATCCAGTCATCTAGGAACCGGTTCACACCGGATTCCAGATATTTACTGTCTGTGAATATCTCAAGGTCAGACGCTCTTCTCATATGCTCCATAGCTTTTATCAGCCCCAGCAAGGCTATCTGATTGGCTGTGCCGGTGTCTTTCCCGGTCTCTTCCAGCGTCTTCTCTCCTTCACTGGTATCTGCTTCCAGGATGCCACAGTAACACCCTTCCGCTTTCCGGAGTCCATGGTATGAAGTTCTTAAGTAAATCCTTGCCTCCATCTTCAAATTCTCCTATCCAGTTTTTCCTCGGTATATCTCATGTAGGAATACCCGGTATACCGGTTTGTGCCGCTCCGGATGCTCTCCGGGACGATATAATATCCCGGTGTCGGTTTTGGTCCATAAATCAGCAGCTTTCTCACAGTCCACCGCCTGTATCTCTTTCTCTCCGGTTTTGGCCGGATTAAATTCCGGCTCGTGGAATAGCTGTACTCTTCTTTGGTCAGCTTCCGGGGGAGACCTTTCTTCTTTCTCTCTTCCTCATCCGGCACCTTTGCCATATACTGGGCGAGCTGTTCAAATCCACCCTCTTCATAGAGGTTTGAGAAGAATATCCTTCCATGCTGCCAGCACTCCTTGATTAACACATCCGTGTCTGCTCCTCTGATTCTGTTCATGATCATGTGGATATGTATTCCGCCTCTGGATCCGATTTCAATTACTCTCATCCATTTCAGTTCTGCTCCGAACTTTCGGTAGCGTCTTGCCAGCTTTCGCAAAACGTTATTCAGGTCTTCTTTCACTCCCTGCATATCCTTCCGCTCTCCCTTCCGGTATGTGAAGGTCAGCCAGAAGTCATTTTCTACAAAGTTCGCTTTTATCGTCCTGCGGATTCTGTTTTTCTTATTAATCTGATTCTGCAGTTCTATCTGCCAGGGGGAAGTTCTCTCTCTTACGGCTCTCTTCTCTCCCTTGGCTCCGTAATTTCCTTCCCACTTATACTCATACTCAATCGAGCCGGGGAAGTTATAAATATCAACACAATATGCCATAACCTTTGTCCTTAACTTTAATATTCCTAATCGAGTTGCGAAAACAGGTCTGAAATGCCCTGTTTTCTTGCAATTTTGCGGCTTTTATGGTATATTGTTCATGCGGGAAGTTTGCAATTCGCCAAATTACTTACAACCCACTTGAGGACGTGCGCCACACGTTCTCTTTTTTTATCTATCCGGCAGCGTCCACCACCTGAATGTAGACATAATCTCCGTACATTTCTATCCATTTGTAACAACCCTCCAGTGTATCTCTGTATACATCAATGCTTGTCCCGTTGCGGATGGTCTCGCCCCTTCCGTCTCCGTCCAGGTCGATTCCATCCCCGGTGTCGGTGAAATCGAAATATCCGATAAAGTCACCGATTCCGCCATCTTCTGTGACTGAATACATGATGATTGCCTTTCCCAGCCATTCTTCCTTACCGGCTACGGACAATCCCTCTACCGGCCAGCTGCCGTTCCGGCACTGATTGCCCGTCCAGGTGTAGCAGGTGCATCTTATAAGAAAAGGCTCGCCAAGCGGATTCTCCTGCTCTACTGGTTGCACCGGTGCAACTTCCATATTTCCAACTGCGTTCATGGTCTTTGCGGTGAAGCTATTCACTTCTCCGGACACTTCCTGCGGCTCGGTCATCCACATGGTGAAAAGGAACACTGCCACCGCTATTGCCATTAATATGATTACTCTGATTCTGTAGCGCATTTTTTCTTTCTCCTTATCTCCTCACTCATTTCCTGCACTGCTCCAATTGCTTCCCGCAATGCCGACTCCATCAGGTGGTCATCACTGACATCCTGCTTTTTAATCTCTGCTACTGGCATTCCGGATATAATCATGTACCAGACGCATTCATCCCGATACTGGCTTATCAGTTCATTGAGTCTGTCCGTAATCTCCTTGTCCGTAATTTCCTTTTCCTTCTTCTCTCTCCATTTTCTGAAAAACATATCTTTTTCTTCTCCTTTCTCTTTCCCGCTTCTGGAAGCCCTCGCCAAATATGAATGTCTCCATCGATACTATCTCTCCGGTCTTTCTGCGGTGCCTGCTTCCATACCAGTACATTCCAGTGGAATCTCTGTAGTAATCCGTGATTCTTCCAGCTTTTTCCGTAGAACCTATGTACTCTATCCGGCGATTCTCCGCTTCCCATCCTTCCATGTTCTCAATACTGTATGCCAGTCTATATGCTTTCTTCAGTTCTTCTTTGTCTATTTCAAAGAAGTCTTTCATCTCTTACCACCCAGCATTTTCATATTCTTTTTATAGGCATCCAGTGCATCCCGGTAAATATAATATGTTGTCCTCTTGCAGCCCTCTCTTAATACTGCATATCCGATTGGAAGTCTTTCTTTTCTCATCAGATACTTTACTGTCTCATGGTCCATGTTCAGCTCTTCCGCTGCCTGTTTTACTGTTACTCTTTCAAGTTGTTCATGCTCCATTGCTGTTCTCCTTATCTTCTTCTGCGACGGTTTCTAAATTTTTCATATTCTCTAACATCAATCATCCATTTACCACCGCCCGATGTTTTCCAGGCAAAGGCCTGTCCCGGAACATGAACATCATTTTTCATATCCCTTATTGAAAAACCCATTGTCCCAAGCTCGGTGATACTCATTACTGGTTTTGGATATTCCATCTGTTTTCTCCTTATGCTACTGGAAGTTTTTTCTTTTTCTCTTCTCTTCGTTTCTCCGCAGTCTGTTCAGCCTTTCCCAAAATGTAACCTCTGTCAAAATCTGATAATGTGGGTAAAACTCTTACCAATCGCTCCATTACGCTTTTTTCTTTTTCTCCCATATTCTCACTTCCTTTCTTTTTGTTTCCTTGTAAACACAAATTAGCACACTTGGAAACTTTTGTCAATATATTTTTGTTGACTTGGCAACTTTTTATGTTATAATCTTCTACATAAGGAGGTGATTACATGAATGAACGTGTACGAGAATTGCGTGAAGCTCTCGGAAAAAGTCAGGAAGAATTTGCTAGAAGCCTTGATTTGTCTAGAAATTTTATAAATCAAATTGAAAACGGAAAAAAGAATCTTTCCGCCCGTTCTATCAAATCACTATGTGTTTTATATGACGTAAATGAAACCTGGCTTCGTACCGGAACCGGTGATATGTTTATCGAGAAAACGTTGGATGAACGAATTTCCGAAATGGTGGCCGAGATACAGCTATCTGATGACAGGTCTTTTAAATATCGACTTGTTGCTGCTCTCTCAGAATTTACGGATGAAGATTGGGACGATTTAGAGCGGTTACTTAATAAATTAGTCAAAAATTAAAAAAGAACCAAGGACAATGCGCAAGTCCTTGGTTCTTTTATTATTTGACTATTTTTCTAACATATGAATATATGCATTTTATAACTTTTATTTTATCACATTTTTTTACAAGTCTTATAATTTCCTTTTTTATCAGGTCCTTTTCCATAACTCAAGCCCCCTTTCTGCCATGAGTTTACCACTGCTTCTCCCCACAGAAAAGTGTTTCGCTTAAGAATTCCGAATATCCGGAGGAATTCTTAACATTTGGCTTATTTTTTCTATCTTTCGCACAATTCTATTCTGTATACAAATCTCTAATCCTTACCCCCATTGCTTTTGCTATTTTTTCTAAAGCTCTCAGTGTTGGTGATGTTTTTCCGCTCTCATAGTCATACAGGGTGCTTTCTCCTATCCCCGTCAGTTCTGCCAGCTCTGGCATTGTGATATGTTTCTCCCTTCTGATTTGCCAGATTAGTATTTCCATGCAAATATTTTATCATTGTGCCTGCTGCACATCCACTGGTAATGTATTCCATCTCTGTTTATCTTGACCTTTCTTCGTTTATTTTCTATAATTTCCTTAAATAACATCATATGGAGGTATTGAGTTATGAAAAAAATGTCTTTTATTTTTACAGTAATTTTCTTTATTTTAATTTTTTCATTAAATGTTTCTGCTCATCCTGGCAAAACAGATTCTTCCGGTGGACATTATGACTATTCTACCGGCGAATATCACTATCATCACGGATACCCTGCTCATCAGCATCCCGATGGTGTCTGCCCATATGATAACGTTGTTATTAATTCTGACCAATCATCTGACATTGTATCTACTTCGGATATACCATCAAGTACGTTGCCATATCATGTAATATTGGTATCTCTAGGTTTGATATTAGTTATTGCATTGGGCTCCTATATATTTGTGCGAATTAATTCTGTAAATAAATACTGTTCTACTTGTATTATAAAAGGTTTCCCCATTCCAAACCTTTCCGACATTTTATTTTTGCTTTTTATACCTTTTGTAGCAGCCCTCTACTATCTATGCATTCAACTTCCGTTTATCACCTCATTATGGCCAAAATTAAACTGGTTGTTTTGTATAATATGCATCATAATATTTTTTCTCTTCTGTTGTCTTTGGGAGGTCATTCTGCAAAAGAAAAAATCAAACTTTTTAAAACGCCCTTCCTATTCTTTGGAAGATGTGTGTTCCTATTTTAAATTAGGAAAATATAAATTATTAGATTATTACGATTTTACTCATTCTTATACTTTAATATTAAAATTTAATTATTCTTCGTTTTCTGATGAAATATTTATATGTGAACTACGCAGAAGAGATTTTCTTTCTGACCCAGTTGTTTTATCTTTATATGTATATGATGGTCTGATTAATGAAAATTTCCCTTCTGAACTTGACGAAAGGCACAAAATATATTGGGTTAAAAATGGAGAATACTTTCGTTCAAATCAAGAAGACTGTTAAGTGGAGGTTTTAATCATGGCAAGAAAGTTATATCCTGATGGTTTATATAAAACAACTGTCAGTATAAAAAAATATGATGAAAACGGGAATTTGATGCGGGTGCATTTATCTGCTCCTACCAATAAAGAACTGGATCAGAAGGTTGCAGAGCTAAAGGCTAAAATGAAATTTGGTATGTTTTCTCATGATGGCAACAAAATATTTGGCGAATATGCTATTTACTGGTACAACACCTACCAGAAAGGACATTGTGCTGATGCCACCGCTCAGAAGTACCTCGGTATTATTAATAATCACTTAGAGCCGTTATACAATATGCATCTTTCAGAAATTACCAAGAGTGATATTCAGAATTTAATAAATATGCAAGAAGGACATCCTGATACACAGCGCATGATAAAGGTCACTGCGAATCAGATTTTTGAATCAGCCATTGATGATGAACTTATTTATAAGAATCCTTGTAAGAAGATAAAAGTTAAGCAGGCTTCCGGACAGACCAAGGCTCGAGCTCTAACCGATGCTGAAAAGAATGCTATTTCTGAACTAAAAAGAGAACATGCCTTTTCGCCGAAAGAGCAGCTTTATGTTGATACACTATATGTGTCTGGCTTAAGGCCTGAAGAAGCTCTTGCACTCACTTTTTCAGATATTAAAGATAATACCATTACTGTGAATAAAGCCTTGAAATGGAAAGGTGGCAAAGGATTGAAAGAACCAAAGAGCAAGGCCGGATATCGTCATGTGGATGTTCCAGCCTGGTATCAGGAAGAAGTGAACTCTTTTCATCTTGATAATAATACCAAGTTTATCTTTACTGGTATTAATGGGGACCTTATTTCTCAGAGTACCTATAAACGTTTTTGGCTCGGTATCTGGAATAAGATAAATGTGAAGCTTGGTGGCAAGCCCAAAATTGTAGTTCAGAACGTCGTAAAGGATCCTGGTATTGCCGTCACTGACCTTACCCCATATATGTTCCGTCATAACTACTGTACTATGCTTTATGAGTTAAAAGTAGATGTAAAAGAAGCATCTAGAATTATGGGACATTCAAATGTTAGAATCACTCTTGATATCTATACCCATCTGGATTCCATAAAGTCAACTATATGTCAAAAAGTTGCAGGAATTACTCTTTAG